CACCAACAGCTAGGTTTACAATTCTAGCACCAGTACCACCGAAAGCGCTTACTGTTCCTGTATTCACACCAGTATCAGAAATCGTATAGGTAGAAGCTACGTTACCTTCGAGGGTAAAGTTTCCTGTTCCAACCAATAGGTCCATGCTAGCTGCGCCCGAGACACTACCCATAGTGATTACGTTAGCGACTGCACCGATACCAATATTGACAGCCTTAGCAGCGGTTGCTCCACCAGCGATGTTTACAGTGGTTGCTCCTTCTCCACTACCAATCTGAACGATATTGGTACCAGAGCTGTCGCCGAGGGTCATTGTCCCTGTCTGAGCTGTACCACCAATGTCGATTGTACCTGAAGTAGTCGCTAGACCGATGTCGTAAGTGGTAGCACCTACACCATTCAAGGCGAAGTTACCAGTTCCGGTATCCAGTACCATCGCTGAGGCACCAGTCTTGTTACCGATGCTTGTGGTATGAGCAATTGAGTTTACACCAATATTTACAGCGCCTGTACCAGCTGTCACGACAAATGAACTTGCTCCAGTGTCGTTGCTCATGGTAATTGTACGAGCGGCTGCACCAGTACCGATGTTGATGTCATTTGCATCAGCATCGTTACCAATTCCGATCACACCAGCAGAACTGTTGAGTTCAAGAACTCCGTCAGCGTCTACTAGGAATGTGTCATCAGAGTCAATGGTGATGTCACCAGCGCCGGTAGAAACTAGCTGAATACCACCAGTACCAGAGTTGAAAATCAACTGAGATGCACCGGTTATTGATCCCATGGTAACTACGTGGGCTGCTGCCGAGCTACCGATGCCGATTGCTCGTGCGACAGTACCAACACCGAGGTTTACAGCGTCGCCTGAGTTGTCAGAACCCAAGTTAAGAGCTGTGCCGGCCGTTAGAACCGTTGCCGATCCGCTAAGAGAAGATAGACCGCTTGCTGCCAAAGTGGAAAAGGAACCGGCAGCAGGTGTTCCGGATCCTAGGGCTGGAGGAGCTGCGAAGATGTCACCGACTTTTAGAGGTGTAACGATTCGGGCATCGTCCGTCACAGCTACAGCTTCTGCTGTCGTTGCGAGTTCTGCGATACCGGCTAGAGTTTCACTAGCTAGAGGAGCACCAGCAATGGCAATCAATCCTACTGTGTGAGGTGTCATTGCTAGGACTGTAGAAGTACCGGTTGTAGCTTCAGCATCTGTAGCGATCTCAATAACACCTTTAACTGTCGTGCTAGCGTCAGGCACTAGATCATCAACAGACCCTGCTAGAGAGAGTGGGCTGATCATTACATCGTCTTTCAACCCGAGAACAGCTTCCCCATTGGTAGCGAATCGGGCGTTTCCGCTGTGATCTGTATTTGCTGAACGGCCAGCATACCCTGTTGGGTTCTTGAACTTAGGCATCCTTTCACTCCTGGTTAAGGATTTTCTTTTACCCTATACCTTGACAATGAAAAAATATATGATTAGGTGACAAAATCAAATCTTTCGCATATATTCATATGCATGAAGAAAAAGACCACAAGAGCGATCTATATTGAGGTGCCTGAGAAGGACTACCGAGCGTTCAAGATGTTCGCCTTTTCAAATCACCTGACCCTTCAAATGTTCCTACGGAGCGCCGCGCACTTCTACATGCGCGAGGTCCAGAAGTCTAGGAACGATCGTTCGCACGATCAATCCCCTTAACGTAGCTGCGCGCCATAGCAATCTGATTTAGATAGAGACGGTCGATTATTTCCCGTTTTTCTTTAGCTGACATCTTTGGATTGTGGAATACGTTATTGATCAGAGCTTGGTTTTGCTGCATTGATTTAACCATTAACTTCATGTTAACCGGAGCTACTTTTATCTGCTCTGCCTGAACTCTTTTTGCTCCCTGACGATCACCTTTCTCTATCTTAGATTTAACGGATTTCTCCAGCTTGCTCCAGCGTCCCCAAATATCGTAGAATTTCTCTACGGATTTTGATTTAGCCATAGGAAATCGCTTCTGAAATGAGTTTAATCCAAATCTCTCTAAGATGGTTTGCTCTGGCTTAACAACTGCTGGTTTAACACCTACAGCCGATAGCGCTGTATCACTTATCTCTAAGGCAAGTCGTCCAAGTCCTGCGCCCCACGAATGAATGAAGTGTTCAACTACTGCTGGCGACGCTAGCATACTTTCATACTGGTCTACTCCAGGCATATAAGACATTGCACGTGCTATTTCTCTAGCTGTCTCCGTGGTGTAAACTCCATACTGCTCTTCGCTGATGAGTCCTTCTTGTGAAGGATGGACTATATGCCTGTTCCTCCAGAAGTCTTTATTTGCCCAAACCTCTAGGAAAGGTTCCATAAATGCTGGGAGGAATCCAGGAGCCGCGGCAGCCTCAATACTTCCAAAGAATCCATCGAATGCGTGGGGATCTTTAAGCACAATGTCGTTGAATAATCGCCTGGTAAGTCCGTGGAATAGAACGCCTGTCTCGAAAGGTACTGGAATGCTGTTGATTTTCCCTGTTACAGGATTTTTCCATATCCAATTTGTATCCTTTGTGACTTCTGGAAGCTCGTCGATTTCCTCGTCGCCATAGTTAGCTGCTTGAAGTAATAGGGTGGGGGTTATAATTCCCGCCGACACTCTAGTCATGAAGTCCTGTATAACTTTAGGATCTTTAGACGCCATGGTACGGACCAATTTGTCCCCACCCTGTATGGTGGAGTTCCAAAAAGGGATCATCTGATTGATACCCTTCACTATAAGTCCCATCTTAGCGAAGTCGATAGAGACATCTCTGCTCTGGAAGGCTGCCATCTCTTTTTGCCAGCGCTTGTTTCCTAACTGGTCCCTAGCTTTCGCATATTCTTGAAGTCTGTTCATTTCTTCTGTGATTTCGGAAGCTCTACTTAAAAGAGCGAGAGGACGAACTTTTTCTAAATTTTTCCTAAGCCCTTTCTTAACGTTAATTGCATCCTTATGGATTGACTGCATCGTTGCCATTCCACCGCCCGCTTTCATCCAGTCCACATAGAGATCGTCTTTCTTGAGGGAACTCATAAGTTTTTGTAAAGGCTGATAGATATCTTTCATTATGCCTTCACCCGTGTGCTTGGTAAAGACTACTCCACCAACCAGATCTCGTATTGGGTTCTTCATAATGAATCCAGGAGATAGGATAGCTCCTGATCTACGTGCTCTAGCAGGGAGTGCGAGAACACTACGAATAATATTCGCTTCTACCACTGACCCGCTTCGTTTAAATAGAGCTGCTACCTCTGGAGTTGTCTCATAGTAGATTGGTTTTCCATCCCTGAACACCGTAACAATATTCTCTGCTGGTCCCCATGCAGAAGCTCGCCATTTTTCAATTGATTCTGGAATCATCTGAACCACAGCTTTTATCATAGGAGTGTCCATTCCTAAGCTGTCGGTCTTTCCTGGGTTCTTCTTAGCCTCTTTGATCATAGCATCAAGGATTTCTCGCTTTGATATTTCAAAGGCCTTAACCATCTTTGGAGGCACACGCTCCATGAACTTACCACCTCTAGGACTTAGTGAGGTTAGAGATGACAGCTTCTTTCCAAACATGTTCTTTTCAGCATGTTGTGTGTACGCGTATGTGTTCATTAAAATAGATTCGAGAGGATCTATAATAGGACGGTCGCTACCAAATATCCTCTTAATTAACGGAGTGGCTTGTAGCTTTCCTGACTCTCGACCTGACGCGCTGCCTAGAGATTTCTCCCCTTCCTCAAAGAACCTGAAAAATGGGACGTAGAATGGATTAACAGCTTTCATTTTGTTAAAGGATTCTTGAGACATCATCCCTGAGTCACGGTAGTACTCTAGAACTCGGTTCTGATAATCGTTTAGCTCTAGTGCTATTGGATCGTACTTGTCTTTGAGTCTTTTCACAGTCTCCCTATCTTGAATAGGGTCGGTTCCTGATTCGATGTTTCTCTTTCTCAGCAGCTCAGCTCTCTTGGAGACTAGATAGGACGATAACTCTTGACGTTCTGCGACTGTCTTTATAGGTTTCATTACTTCTCTGAAGCTCTTACCGTTCTTGTTGAGGTTGATGTCGAATGTTTCATGTTCGATCATCACATCGGCTTTTGCTACCCATCCCTTTAGCACGCGAACTGCAACGTAAGCATTAAGCGGGGAGACAACGTTCTCCATCTGTGCAGGTGATAATCCTAGAGTATCCGCCATCGCCCGCTTGATTGGGAAGGTATCATCAAGCATTTGAGTCTTCAGCTTATCTAGATTGAAGTTTTTCTCTAGAAAGTCGCCCGTAGATTTCCAAAGGTTTTTGTCAAAACCACTCTCTATGTGGGAGTATGTTGCAGCTACAGGATCGGCGTTAACCCGGCGATCATACATCTGTCTGGCTTGAAGAAGAGCTTCTTTGACTGCAGGTGCCTTGGTGTCTAAATCCTTCTCAAACTTCTCATAAAACTTTGGAGCTAGCTTCTTAGCTGACTCGGGGCGGGTCACGTACATACGAGTGAATTCAGCGAAGCCTTCAAGGTCGTGTGGAGCATAGCGAGATATTGGCTTCAACTCGTCCATGAAAGGTTGAAGTTCCTTCCCTATGTTGGCGATCTGTTTCTTGATACTGCCTTCACCACCATACATAGCCATGTGTAGTTTGTGGCCGAACTCATGCGCTGCGGTGGATAGAAGTCTTGGGCTTTTTAGGCGAATTACGCTGTCGCTAGGTCGAAAGAAACCTTGTGTACCCTTCTTTGTTCCTGCGGCAAATTTTCCAATTCGTATGGGGGTATCTTTGAACGCATCCTTGAAGACCTGGACGATTTCCCGTCTTGATGGAACGTCCTTTTCTGTGCCAATCAGTTGTTTACGTTGCGCTTGCTCAGGCTGAACGAGACCTTTCCGCGGAGTCTGGGCGTTCAGCGGTGCTTTTTCACCTTTCAGAGGTGCTTTCACAGGTTCGAGAGCCGCTAGCTTATCTTTCGTTGCCTTTATTCGGTTGTTGAGCTTTCGGACACGCTTGGCTTCGACCTTCTCAGAGATTGTATCACTAGTCGCGGCCTCTTCCAGGAAGTCATCGCGAATTTTTTCTTGCTTCTTGAGCTCTTTCTGAAGCTCTAATTTCTCTTCTACTTGTTTTTGTTCGGCCCGTGCATCTTTCTCAAGTTGTTTGGCTTCATCTCGCTTAGGTTTGGGTTCGGCTTTCTTAGCCTCCTCCTTAGATTCCAGTTTTTCAGACTTTTGAGTAATGTCAATCTCGGACTTAGCCTCTCTCTCCCCAACATCCTTGAGAATTGCATCCACTTCCTCGATAGTTCGAGCTGAATCAAGATCAGCCAGATCCTTCTCTGTAATGTGTTCCCCAAGGTTCTTAACGACGCTCTCGGTGACCATCTTTCTTCTTTTGGCATAGTCCGCTACCTTCTTTGCAGTTGCTCCCGTAAACTTAAGACCACCAAGTAGAACTGCGTTATCTAAAAAGTCTTCTGCTGTAGGGATTTTTCCATGCAGTATAGCAGGTACAGTAGTTAATGTGGTTACTTCACTAGCTGTACTAGTAACGCCTTTTACTATCGGATTTCTAAATAATTTTGCTAGTGGAGTCTTTTGTAATCCCTTCATTAAAGGATTAAGTGCAACTAGAGCTCCAATCGTTCCTGATTCCAGTGTCGATAAGCCTATAGCCTTTAGAGCTTTAGGATCTGTCACTAGAGCAGAGAGCTGTTCGAGTGTCTTTCCTTTGAGTTCTGGATTCTCGTGGACTAGGCGTAATCCTTCATTATAAGCTGACTCTACTAGGGCTTGTGTGGCAAAGGCTCCCGAGGCTGCTAAGACCGCTCCTATTGGGGTTTCTGGACCTCCTCCAGCCAAAGAACCGACTGCCCCTCCCGCTAGAAAGGCTGGCATGTCATAGACAATCTTAGTAAGGTTTTTAGCTTGCCTCTTCAGGAATGGTAGTTCACTTTCAGCGCGATTCAGAAGTTCCTCGTAGTCCTTGACCCCTTGACCCGTGAGAATTCCTGTTGCAGACTCCTGCTTCCCTTCTTTGAATGCCTGGAAGAGGGAAATATCTCTCTTAAATTGCTTGCCGTCTGGAATCCCGTCTATAAGGATTTGCCTTGCTGCCTCTTCGTCAATAGGTAGTCGTTTAACAGCTTCTTCAGTAAATAATTTATCTTCCTTTATTAGCCGGGATATTTCCTCAATAGCCTCTTCTCTAACAAAATCTGGAGCATTGGGAGGTATTCTCGAAAGTATCTGCATGGTCGCGACCGAATTGTTGTCAGTCGGCTTTGGCTCTACATAATCCTCTTTGCGGATGAGAAGTTCAGAGCCTTCCTCGTTTTTAGCAAAGCTATAGATCGGTGCTATGAGATTCCTATATGCTCTTGTAAGAAATCCAGGTTGTTCCTCTTCATCTATCTGAAATCCTGACTCTACAGGTTCATCTAACTGGAACCCCCCTTTCAGTGCCGGTTGTTCCACTGAGGAGGGTGTTTCTGTTTCCTCGACGTCAAGCTGAAAGCCTGAGACACCTTCCGTTTCTTTTGTAGGCTCAAACGAGGGGTCTAAGTTGAACCCTTGCTCTACCGTTTCTTGCTCGTCGAGTACAAACATTAGGCACCTTCCTGTATTTCTTCAACAAAGGACCACTTAACACCATCGCTAATGATCTGCTTTCCTGTTTCAGGGTCGGTTGCTGTCTTCCCTTTGTATTTTGCTGGGGGAAACTTCTTGGTGACCTCTTGAAGCTTGATAGCAACCTCTAAATCGACCATTTCATTATCAACTTTCACCTGGTTGATAGCTTTGATGTCATCCAATACGTCTTGAGGAACCGGAACACCAGCCTTTTCGTACTCTCTAGCTACCTGCTGGGTGTATATATCCAGGTCTTTTTTTAACTCGATAAGAACGTCAGATTTGTCTTTGTCTATTTTATCAAGGTCCAGGAAGGTTTGGCCAAACTCTGTTTTCTCAAACGGTAGTCTCTTAGCTTTTGTTTTTGTCTGATATCGTTTCTCGACTTGCGCGAGCTGCTGAGTCAGGGTGATAGCGTCCTTTTCTTCTTTCTGTTTAGCAAGATTAGCCTTCCTCACGTCTGGTGAAGCATCTACTAGATTAGGGTCTAATCCTCCAGCAATATCTGCGTCACGAGTCCTCTGTCCTTTGAGCTCAGATAGCTTATTCTCGATGATCTTCATCGCCATCGGTTGCTTTTCTTTACTCACGTTCTGCAGGATGTTGCCTATCAGACCACTTGCCTCTTCGGGTGTCTTAGCACTGGATACCTGTTGCAATACCTGATCTAGAGCGTTGGATTCCTTAGCTCCTCTTACACCTTTAGCAAACTGGTTGCCTGTGTTCTGTGCTATCTCGAATGGGGATGGGTTCATGATGCGAATCCCTCTCTTGGTGGTTTAGGTCCTGTGTTACCAGCTGATGAAGAAGAGTAAGCCTTTAGGATATTCTCGATGCTATCACTGAATTGATCACTTCCTAAGAAACCGCCCACTCCTTGCTGAAGCTTATCACCTGTACTAAAAGGGTCTGGAACTCCGTCGCCAGCTCCAAAAATCTGCCCAAATGCGTTGGCTTTACGATTCTGTGCGCCTTGCTGGAAGTTCATAAACTGCTCGTTAAGGAGCTGATCCATGTCTACTCCTGCTCTTGTGAGAGTATCGTCTAATCCAGTTCCTCTTTGCTGCCCACCAGCGATAAAGCTTTGCTGAATCTGAGGAGCAATCTGCCCTTTGAAGCGTGCTTTTGCAGGATCGACAAAGGATTTCTGAAAAGCTCCTTCGTCCATCTCAAATAAGTCGCTGAATGAACCACCTCCACTAAGGGAAGCAATCAAGTCATCAACGAGTTTCCGTTTTTGCTTTTGTGTCTTGGTTTCCTTTGGGTTCTTTGATAGGAGGCTACTTCCTATCGACCCTCCGCCTCCTATGGCCGCTGTTATCAGCGCTGTTGTCATCGGATCCATGATTCTCTCCCTATCTGTTATTGAGTACATGCCAGTGGATAAGAAGGTGACATGTTCTACATAATGTTATAAACAATTCTGGACTTTCATACCTAGCATGATGACAATCCAATCTTTCAGGTTTCTTTCCGCAAACTTCACAATAATCTTTTTTCTTAACCAAACCCTTATTTATTAGACATCGAGTCTTATATCTACACCTCTGTCTAATATTTTGGATTTTGTCATCAACATTTGAAAATCCATTTTGTACATTCTGTTTTGTTTCTTCTCTTCGTTTTTTTAGATTTTCTTTTCTTTTTGTTGCTATTTTTTGTTTGTTTTTGTCTCTATATTCTTTATTTGCAATCCTACCACACAGAATACAGTATGAATGTCGTGGATTTTTCTTTTTTTTCTTATCCCTATACATTCTAGGAAATTCAGATTCATCTTTTTCAATTTTGCATTTTATACATGTTTTTTTCATATAAACTCCTTTTTGAGTCCATACTACATGATTAGTTAATTCGTGTCCATACTACGGTTGTGGGGTTCGTGTGAGAGGTAAGAATCTCTACATTCGCTGTGGTTGTGTTGATGTTAATGTCTCCATTAGAAAGGAAGGTATCAGTGGTCAACCCATCCGATGCTCGTTCGATAATATCCGCCTTCTTATTGATAGCAACCGCAAGATCTGTATACAACGTCTCTATCAGCTCCAACAACTTCTCTGGAGTCAGATCAGATCTATCTCCAATATTGAAGGTCTCCGAGATTTTAGCCATTAGTCCGTCGTCGCTCCTGCTGGTTCAGCATGAATTCGTATGCTTGTAACTCTTACCTGGTCCGACACTGACTCTTGACTCATCGCTAGTACCATGAAGTCGGCAGTGTTATTGACTGCTACCGAGATCCACTCCCTGTCTTTGAGCTGAGGTTGGTTAAATGCCCATGTGCCACCAGAGGTAAACGCACTCGCACCAGTTTGCTGTATCTCGAATGTCGTTCCCGTGATATTTGTTATGGGATACGTCACTCCGTTCAACTCAGTTGTTCCACCGACACCAGTAAAGGTTACGTAATTCCCATTCTTGAGCCCTATCGTATTGACCGTGGTAATCAGGATTGTGGGATCGTTTGAGATGTCTATCGCTGAGACGTTTCCACTGACTATCTTACCAGGCTGCAAGAGCACGTTCGACTTGAATGGAGCGCTTTCACCGTCCATCAGGATATCTAATTTGAGATTACCTGAGTTCGCATCTATAAGGAATTCAACGTGTGAGATTCTCACCTGTTGACCTTCGGCTCGGAAGGGGTTGAATGGGATGGTTTCAGCGTAGAAATCAATAAACTTGCTTATCGAACCACCACTAGTATGAGTGTCGAATTGCCTGGAATCCACGTTTACTGTGAGGGTAGTCAATGTCCTTGCTGTTACTGTGGCAACTTGGTCATTGATCTGAGTCATTCCCTCAACATTCTTAATAAATATGCGATCACCGACCATGATAGCTTGGTCTTCTGTCGTTATTACAGCTGACGTGGCTTTTGTGATGGGCGTTGTGATGTCTATCGCTACATAGTAGTCATCAAAGTCTTGATTGAGCTCATAGATGAAGCCAAGATCGTCTCCAGCTAGAGTCTTCTGTACCTGTTTACCAATACCGATCTTATTCCAAGTCTCTTCTGTCGTGTCCATCCTGGCCCATGCAGGATTTTCGTTTTCGTCAATGTCGTTCCAGGTTAGATTTTGTCCTGAAATTGACTCTCCAAATACACTAAATCGCTGATCATAGACTGACCAACTCTTCTCTTCGTAGTTGTTGATGAGTACTTTGTTGGCCGTAGAGTCCGACTCGTTGCCAGAGTCTACATAGGACCACATGAACTGAGACGTGATCCTGTCAAATCCACCATAGGTCTGCTCAAATTCAATAGCGTCTATCTCGTTCTCTGTAAAGTACGGGATTTTATTGTCTATCCGCAGTGATTGTCGGCCGTCAGTAGAGATAATTCCCGTCTTACCTACAGAGCGTACCTCATCATTCCACACAGCGAAGGAAAAGGAAGCATCAGTTCCCAGTACAGAGGGTACTTTCCGCACAAAGTAGGGATTAAAGGCATCTCTAGTCTTCTCGACGATCCAATTTGATTGGCTTACATTGAGTGCTATGCGGTTACCAAGGATCACCGCTCCCTTGATGAGTTCATAGTTGTCTATCTCAAGGAGTCCTGAGCCTGGAGCGTTAAAGCTATCTCCGTTACCTGAGCTGTCTCTGATTCCTGAGTAGAGAATTCCCTGTGGAACAAGAGCTCCGGCTATTGTTGGAGATATGAAGTTAAGACGCTCACCAAACCATAAGACATGTGTAGCGTTAGTAAGTGCTCCTCCTGCAAATGGTACGAACTTCGGATTATCTCCTCCACCAACTCCATCGTTGGTAAAGTCTCGAATCTCTCCGGCTGCTCCTAATGATGGATCGTAGAAATATATTCCACTCATCCCTTTCCCTGTGAAAACAAACCTATTTGTTCCGTCAGCTTTAGGATATGTAGTTCCAGATATATAATCTTCTCGATTGTTAATGTTAAATCCCGCAAAGGCAGCCAAGCTTCCACCGAATGGAATCCTGACCATCGAGTTAGTCCCTTCGTCGTATCTGTAGGCAAAGTCAGTATCGAAAACTAGGGTCTCTGTCGTGCTTGTGCTCGTCTGGACATTCTGAAATATCCCCATCACACGGTATTCTAGATGACCAGTCAGACTAACCCCGTCATTCCAACCCAACGAGAACTTGCGGAAACCCTTTCTTGATTGAAGAATTTGGCGGTAGACGTAGCCATTTCTTACATTCTGGAATGAGTCGGAAGGTTGCAGAAAGTTTACACCCTCTCTGGATACTCCCGTCTGGAACCCTGTGATTTCGTAGACTTGCATTTAGCCCCCAAAAGCGTAGCACCAACCCTGAATCGGATCGACTAGTGTATCATCAGGTCTAGTGAAAGTGATCAGGAGTTTAGCAACTGTTTTTACATCAGATAGATTGACGGCTGTCGGCTTCACCATCCAAAGGATGCCATGCTTGGCATTCAGGGGAGAAATCGCACGCACTCCACCACCTTGAGCCAGATAATTAACTGAAGGGAAATTGTCAGCGAAATTGAGGGTGTACTGCCCGACGGTCTGTCTAGTCACGCTCGTGATGTTATGGTAGTACTGTGGTGTGATCACAAATGTCGTGGGGTGTACGTCAAACAGGGCTACCGCTCTCATTGCTAGTATTTGCATCACCTGCTCAAGGCCTGGAGTAGCCACAACCTTGTTGTCCACGAAGAAGGGCTGGACATCCTGGTTAACTGGAGCCTCTACAGCGGATTTAGCTTTAGAAAATATTGCTCCATCCATACCAGTAGCTAGAGTAACGTCCACTGGAACCGCTGCTGTGCCCGACTGAGTCATCTGCACTTGAAGGTGATGACCATCGTTGTTACCGGAGTTGTCCCAGTAATGATCTTGGTTCATCGTGGTCTTGATGTATGTCGTATTCGCTGCACCAGTCGCCTGGTTAGTCTTTACTGATTGTGTGCCGGCGGGCCATGTTGAATTCCAAGCCATGTTTACCTTCCTGTTTTGTTCAATTTACGAATTTCTTGGTAACAGTCTATGTTGCAAAACCTTCGACCTTCCACCTTAGTCTTCTTAATGTAAAATAGTTTTTCACATATTTCACATTTAATAAACTCTCCAAATCTCTTTTTAAGCAACATGCCCTTAAATTCAGGATGTTCCTTTGCGTGACAATTGACACACAATATTTCAATATTTTCTGGATCACATGCGAGGGGCGTCTTATCACACCTGTACATATAACCCGATAAACATCTAGAACGCATAATCAAATCAAAAACTAGGAATATTTCTCATAATTTTCACCTGATTATGCGTCCTAGTGAGCATCAATCGTCTCTCTCTTCCATAATCTCTCTTCAGAGACTGCATTATGGAATCAGAGAACCTGTAGTCCATTCCATAGTTAATCGCTGCTCCATAGGCCAAGAAGCGAAGCCAGTAATCATAGTCTAGAGCAGGATCTCCTACAGCTGAGAAGTCCGCCTGCTTCTTATAACCATAGAGAGTGACCGTGTAGTCCGTGTCTGGAATTGTCCTGAAGGTAAACTCGTTCCCGTAGAACAACATCTGTGTAGGCATTCCCGCCGTGAGCACATCATCATTCTCTACACCCCAGTAACCAAAGAACTCACCAGGGTTAAGATAGATAGATAGAGGCGTCCATGACAAAGATCCTGCTGGAGGATCAGTTAGGCTAATGAACCCATCGCCATTAATGCTCTCTAGGTTATCAGCAGCCCCCACATCGTTGAATGTGTAGACTCCAGTGGTATTGGTCTCATCTATGTTGAATGTGATCGTGCCCCACTGCTCAAACAAACGAACCTCGCTTCCCATGGTTAGGGAAACGAAGTCGTTTAGGTAGGTAAGCAGTGTTGCGTCACTGGAATCAGGATCATTAGCATTACGACGCGAGATTGCCAGGCGCATAATCCGTAGGGCATCACTGACAAATCTAGCCATCGTTTACTCCGAGTAGGTTGTTCTTAGACTGAATCTAGGCTCATTGTGTGAGATACGAGTCTCAGCGGAGCCATCGGGATTGTCGTACCATTTCCAGTGAGGCACGCCCTTTTCAGCTAGGTAGTTTATGATTACTCTAGGTAGATCGTATGTCTTTCCTGGGTAAAGCGTCTGCTCGAAGTGAATCAAGTGGTTACTCAGGTAGACACGTAGAGCGTTCAGGGGTTGGTCTACTCGACCAAATACAATTCGCTCTTTTGGGTGTAGTTCTACAGGGCACGGTATGCAAGGATGACGACGCACTCTAAGGCGCTTGTTTTCTTTGCGAGACGCGGCATTGTATGCCTTGTGCTCTTCGTAAGTCGTTAGAGGCATGTCCTCGATTGCTTGAGGCTTAGGAGCCTCATCAATCATTGTATTCATGGTGTATGATTTCTTTTCTTCTGTCTTACAAGGTCTTCCCATTTTGGGGCTCCAGGTTAAGGATTAATTTTATTTTCTATGTTCTGCCATGTGGCATTTTCTGCAAAGGAATATTACCTCTAGAGGTTTTGAGTAGTCTGGGTGGTGTGCTTCTATTTTTCCTTTGGTACTGTCGCATCTTGAGCAATTGTCTGGTCTTGTCAGGAATCCATGTTGTTTTTTTCCCATTTACTAGCCAGTGCTTTATATTTCTCGGGATTAGCTGCGTACAATTTCTTTGCAGATCTACTAAGACTCTCTTTGTATTTCTCAGGATTAGCTTCACGCCAATTCTTATGTCTTTCATTGTACTTTTCAGGATCTTCGGCATATCGTTCCCTAGCTCTTTTTCTTTGCTGAGCTAGATATGATTCCCTATTTCTCTCCTTCCATCGTTTTTTTGCTGCCTGTGATGGCGTTAACTTTGTCTCATCATAATCAAAATACTTTCTTTCTGACATTTCATACCTCCATTTATGAGAGGTATAATATATCCCCTAGACCATTTAATCTAGGGGATATATAGTTTAACATAAGTAACTAAGACTTATCAGCCTACATCACCAAGATTGGAATATTCCCCAAACTTGTAGATCTCGACTAGGAAACGGTCTCCATCATCGCCCATCACATCCGTTCCAGCAGTTAGCTTATACTCAACAGGATCATAAGCAAAACCGTTAGGAACGTAAGGTGTGGTAGCATAAGGATCCACTTGAGGATTGTTGAGCTGTAAAACTCTTGTCTCCAAGTTAACTCGACCACCAGATACCCAGGCTGTATAAGCAGAGGAATCAATAGGATCATCTGAGATAACATCCTTCAAACTGAAGTTTGTTGTGTTAATCACAACAATACGGAAACGGAGGTTGTTAATCTGTTCCATTCCGCGTGCAGTCGGCATGTCGGACCCGAGATCCGACACACGTACAATCTGATCCGTCTGATAGCCATGGACGGCTGTTGTAGTAATAACGCAAGGATCAGCTTGACTCACCGCTGAAATAAGTCTCTCGTTATTAGTAACACCACCTGAGGTGTCAGCAACCGTAAATCCGTTAGTCGTAGGATTCAGGAAGTTAAAGCTAGCAGCTGCTGCACTATCAATTACTTGCTGTTGATATGCTTCTGCAGCATCTGTTTCGTTTCTGAACCACACAGATACAGGAAGATTTCCCGCTGTATTTGTCCAGTCTGTAAGGTTATTAAATACAACCTTATCAGCTTGGAAAGGAAGAGCTAGTGTGTAAGCTACACCACCAGAAATTAAGCGGCGAGCTGCGGACATTGATTGTCCCAAAAATAGATCTGACATTCATAACCCCCTTAGGCTAAAGCTTTTGTGCTCAACAAATTTACGATGTGGCTGTCGTCAAGGATTGCAGCGTTAAAGAACGCAGTGAAACCCATAGATTGAAAGCGGTTTAGATAATCGTTCCAGCCTAGAGGCTTCATGATTATTTCTGTCGCCATTTGGTCAATAGTAACGTATCCGTAAGCGTTAGCGCCGACGAATGTGTTGCTATACTGTGGAGGTAAATCACTAGACACGTTGACTAGAGTCGATGTTACCCATCGAGCTTCGTCAGTTGCGCCGAATTCACTCTTAAGAACGCTTTCCTGTGCGCCATACTGTGAAGTAGGAACAAAGGAGTCTAGAGCACGAATATCCGGCTTCAATTTTACGTGAGAAGCGACCCAAAAAGCTGCTTCCACAGGTCCGGTTCCAAAGCGACTGGAGCCATCTACAGTAGGAGTCATCTTTTCAGTGTTGTTCTCGTCTAGGTAAGCAATCGCACGGTTCACGTCAATTTGAGTGAGTTCTGTGATTGCATTTCCGTTGACACCGTTCAAACATGAAATTTGAGAAACCGCAGATGCCCAAACGTCGCGAGTCACTTTATCGAGCATGGTGTGCATGCACTGAGAAAGGTTATCAGCTGTTCCATTAGCGGTATCATCTTCTACCACAAGAAGAACCTTGCGGGAGAGAAGAACGACTTTACCGAACTCTTGTGGAGTAACGGAGATGTCGAACTTTAGAACCTGCTCTGGTGCTGGATCTGCATCTTCAGGCAGTACAACAGGATCAGAGTTTAGGGTCTCTTGACGACGGAAAACCATCGTGTCGGTGGATTTTTGCGGGAGTGCAAACGCGCTACCGAATAGGTTATGCACGTTGTTCGGTTTGGATCGCTGAAGCAAAGCACGGTGTGCCCAGCTATCTGCCATTGATCCATATCCCGAAGTAGTTGTAACAGCGTTAGCCATAGGTTACTTCCTTCTATTGGAAGACCTATCTTCGCCCCCGTCTTTGCTGGCGCCACGAATTGAATTCGGAATCTGACAAATTCATCAGATCAACGTTTTCGCTCATTGCTGCTGCCTTGGGAACACCCGATGGTGACCCTGGTGCCTGAGGCTTGGGCTTCTGCGCAACTTGCTGTTGTTGCTTGGGCGATAATGCAGTCATTAACGTCCAGGCTTCCTCGTATCTATTCGTAGAACCCTCAATAGCCGTAGCTAGATTAGGTCTTAGTTTTAAAAATTCAGGCAGGTCCTCGTTGATTCTCCTGTATCTATCAGGATTATCACGGGCCCAGTTCTCTTCTTGTATTTCTCTTTTAAGAGCTAACGTAGCTTTGCCTAGATCTTGCTTCGTTGCGGACTCGTATCGGGTGTCTTCTTCTGGTTCAGCTGCTTTCGCATACTGTTCCTCGAGGATTCTATTCCTCATTTCAGCTTCTTGCCGTTTACGCCTCTCATTCTGAAGTGCATGTAAAGGAACTTGCGTTACCTCTTCCTGTGCTTCTTCATGAGCTTCTTGTGGTTGTTCCGCGAAAGCCTCATTGGCTACTTCGTCAACTTGTTGCTCAGGTATTACGGTTTCCTGATCTTGCATACTTACTCCGTATTTAAAACTTAGAATAGCCTTCTAAGATGGCATAGCGCCCTTTGCTTGTAGGTAGGCGACACCCTTTTCATTAAACTGTGGTGAGAGCTTCTCACCTGGTAACTTAGCTGGTACCATCCATAGCAATTCAACGATGCCTTTTGTGGGACTAACCCAAAACACCATTTGATTTGATCCGAACGGGGGTAGCTTTAGACAAGCCACAAACTGGCTTATCACAAATACAGATGGGTCCACGGTGTCAAACTTTGCATGCATCACAAGAAAGTAGTCTTCCCTGAGATTCACACTGTTGACAGCATCATTTACAGCTTTGTCAATTTCATTTTTTAACGAGATTGTGTTCTCGATTGACTCTTCTGTTAATGCTTGTGGACTCTCTGCTAATTTCATCTAGATACCGTTAGCTCCACGAAGAGAATCTCTCTCTTGGTAAGCCTTAGCTCTAAGCTTTCGTACCTTCATCTGGTCAGCGTTAGCAGGTGATGCCAACGGTCCGCCTGAAGTAGGTTGAGTCATCTTAGCCGGAGCCATTGGGTTGTTGCGCGAACTGCACATTCCCTTTGGATTCGTCATAGACCCAGCTTTCTTATCATATTTCATCATTGCTGATCTCCTTGTTGTTCTAGCTCTACGCTAGCTTGTTGCACGCGGTCACTTTCTGCGCTTCCGTGTGTATTTTGGTTGAGAGCATTAGCGTCTTGGTGGATTTGTCTGTTGATCCCTTCCCTGTCTACCGCTTCCTGCTCTTCTAAATGCTGAACGAAATTTAAGACCTTGAGAATGCGATTTTCGTTCATCGAGGCAATCTCAGTGATAGTCTTCGCTCTGGCTAGTGCCGCCTGTGCTCTATTTTCTTCTGCTTCGGATGAGCGCTCAGCAGCTAGTGCGATGTCAGATGTTACGCGTGCCCTTCTCTCTTGAGCAAGACCGGTATTAGCTTCAATCTTCGACGCCTCAAGCTTGAGAAGCATCTGCTCTTGTGCATTGATTTTCTCTTGCTGTGCAGCTGCTTTAGCTTCCTGCTCCTCGATTGCCTCTTCAAGGTCGGATAGTCCAGACATTTGGAGAGCTCGGACAATCTCAGCTTGTGGGACATCAACGATTCCATCGCGCTTAAGGTTGATAAGCTCATAATAGTACGCGTCCTTCTGTGATTTGGATCGGACACCCTCTTTGATGACCGCATCGTATTGCTCGAATTCCTTTTCGTAGAACTGCTCTGTCGGAACCTCGTTGATGATGCGTTCGATCTTCTCCGGTGGGTAGTTCTTCTGGATTGCAGAAAGTACAAGACCACCTAGGACCTGCTGGGCTGTCTCGATGTTGTCGAACACCTTACGGTTAGAGCGTAGACCTTGAGCAATTCGCACTTGAGCTAGACGACCGCTAACCTGAGTGTTTCCTTTCTCGTCGATTCCGAGGACACTCTCAGTGATGTTTGCCAACGTGAGTGAGAGATCGTCCAGCACCTTCTGATACTCGAGTAGCGCAGGGTTTGCACCTCCGCCTTGTAGCTGTTCGACAGCTTGAAGACCTAGAGGGTTGTCCTCTGGTGATACTCCAATTAGCTTGTTTTGGCCACTTTGCTGCATCTCTGATGGGTCTGGGACAGTCCCTAAGATGTATTTGAAACCTGTAGATATGGTGCTGTCCATCATATCTATTATTTTCATATGTCTTTTGTTGAACTGGCGCTGCATGCTCCACTGTGTCGAGGAGATTCCCTGCAGCCGCTGGGATGGCATCCATATTGAGGGCTCTAAATAGCAGATGTTAGGGGCAAATGGATAAGTTTCAGTGATTCCTGTCTTATCCTCGCCAACGTAGACTTGTTCCCCATTGAGCATGATAGAAAGCTCGATGTAAGGACGCTCTACGGTTCTAATCTCCACCCTGGGGATGTCATCAGCTTTCATTCCTAGCTGATCAGCCTCTTGCCTTAGCTTTTCAAAGCGGTAAATGCCTCGTTCTAGCTTATCTCTTGCTTCCTCGTCTTTGTCTGTGATGTCTCGGAAGAATCCAGTGTTTAGGTCTACTAGCATCTCGCGGTTTCTTACCGTTCGCTTGTAGTACTGGTCATAAGCAAGAAGGTTTTTGTTGCGGCTGAAGGTCGTGAACTGAGGGTGATAGCTCATGAACTTCTCATCTCGGAAACCGCTCTGGATTTCGTCGATGACTTCTTGGTCCACGAAAGGAAGAAGTGCTTTAGCTGATTGCTTGTTGAGTAAGTCCCTCATGATCGCAAAGCCGCAATCGCTGAGGTTGATGTTCTCAAAGGTTGGGTCTAGGTAGAAGGAGTTAAACGTTCGTTTATAGAAGGCGATGTCTCCATTAACGAAATCTTTTGAGAAGTCCATACGTAGACCCGTAAGACTGATACCAGCTTTGAAGGATTCATCGCACGAATCTAAGAAGACGGGGAATCCTGCTGCTTTATCCCAGACATAGGAACTTATCTTTGTGAGCTGGTCTGCTGTCTTCTGATCGCTGCCTTCCATCGGGGCGATGACTACAGAATTTACGTTGTCTCTTAGGTAGCCACTATAGAATTGAAGAGGGCGGCGCATGATGTTGAACTCAAGAGGCTCTCGGCCATCTTTGACTAGCTGCTTTCTCTCCTTGTCACTCCAGGTGTATCCTGACTGTGCAAGGCTGTATACTTTGGCGTCTTCAACGAAGGGAGCCCAAAAATCGTGGGCATATCGGTAGTTCTCTAAGAACTCTTGTTTTACTTCGTAGTCATCCAGCATGTACGCACCCTTAAGTTGTCTTTATTTATACCACCTGAACATTTTAATGGAAGCATATTTCAATTTATGCTTGCACTAAAATCTGGTGCGTCTCATGTCCACAGCCTTCTTGTGTTTCTCCATCGCTCCACCCATGTTTGAGACCGTCTCAATCTTTGTGACCGCTTGACACATGTAGCGATAAGCATCGGCATAGTTGGAATGGACGTCGTGAAGTGGCTTATCCAAATATCGCCCTGTTCCTTCATGCCACTGCTTTCTGTACTTTCCGAGGTGTTCCAATAAAGGTTTTACTCTATTTATAGCAAACACACAACGCTCAAATTTTAACTTAGCGTGTGCTATTCCCATGTTGAGATCAGACCTTTCAAGTACCTGGAACTTTGTGTTAACTCCCGCAAAGAGTCGTCGGAAATCTCTTTCATATGTATTATCTACTACTATCTTGCTTCTTTGAGTTGAATCATGTGGAAGATAGATAGTATTATAACAATATTTCTTATCTTGTAGTAAAAACTTAGCATAGAAGTCTACCCCTTTGTTCTTGTCCTCATAGTAGTCGATGACCCTGATCTCTCCATGTGTGATTTGGAAGAAGATCATCACGGTGAGGTCGTTGACTCCAATGTCCATTGCTACGTAGACCGGGAGAAGAGCATCGTAAAGGCTCGTGTACAGGCAGCGGTTTGACTGATAAGCGTCTTCGATGTACTGGGCATAGTAGTAAGCATCGGAGGAAGACAGGAACGCTTCGGCCACAGTAGAGGGAAACTCCTGTCTAACCTTATCACCTAGCACGTGCCTTTGCTGAGCGTACCAGTATCTCTGTTCTTGACTGATCTTGGTGTCAGTCTCTTTCTCGATCCTGTCGAAGTAGTCAGTTAGCTCTACGTCGTATGTGATCTTGTCGTTGAGGTGGTATGCTTCCTCCGTCATCCAAGGGAAGAAGAACAGCTTGTAGTTCAGGTTCGACTCGGGGTCACCGCGCTGTACGGCATTGTGTACCATCTCAGCAAAGTAGCCTTCGTTTCCCTCACCTGTAGACTCAATGACAATATTCCCTTCTTTACCAACTGTCTGGAGTGTTCCTGTAATCACCTCCTCAGCCTTCTGAGGTGACCGAGCACACGTCTTACCAAATTCACTCACCAATATTGACTGATACGAGCCTCCACGCAGGGAGGTGTCTACCCTAAGGAAAGACCCGTTATTGAAAGTGATCTCTCTGGCTGACTGGGACACAATACCTAGCGATCCCTTTAGATCAGGGTCCATTGATTCTAGGGCGTGTCCAATGATACGCTTATAGATGTGTTGGGCGTGCTCTAAGCTATAGGAAACGATACCGCCAGCGTAGGTATTATTGAACAGAACCGAGTCCATCAGGTCCAAAATCGCATACGTACTCATGCCGAGCTGCCGAGCCTTAAGCACCAGCTTTCTTTTATGGGGGTCGTTGGCTACAATCTGCTGAACTGGATTAAGCTTGAACTGGATTGAATTACCGTTCTTGTCTACGATGTTATATATATTATTGATACGGTAAGACTTATTGTGGATTTGAGTGAGATCAATTTTTGGCAATTTTAGCCTTTAGCTCTTGATTTTCCTTAATAATAGCCTCTCTCTCAGCTGCCATCTCCCCGCGTTGGGTTAGATTCTCAAGGATCTTATTTTCTTGTTTAGCCAGAGATGATTTAAACGTTAAAAGCTCATTCTCTTCTTTAGCTAGGTCAGGGAAGTACAATCTCAGGAACCGTTGAGCTATAGATGGATGTATGCTGCTGTCAACGTATCTAGAGGCAATTGCTACCCTTGCTTTTTGGTGATATTCCTGGAACTCTGGCTTTTCACACATGTGATCGTATTGCTTTTTAGTGAAGCCGTGTTTCAGTGTGTACCATTGATTTAAGTGGTACCTAAGCTCTTGTTTGGTATCAGTAGCCCAAGCTAAAAGAGACTTTCCCAGCTCAATCAGTTCGTCTTTTTCGGGTGTTACCGTTCTGGGAACACCACCAATTCCTTTGCGGGATTTGACCGGCTTGTTCTTCGGCTTTGCTTTGGGCTTTACGGCTGCCATACGTCCCCTTATCACTCTGTTGAATATACTTTAAATTTTGCATTGTGACAGGAATATTATCAAGGTAATCCTTATGGATTTGGTCGAGCTGATTGATAGCGCGATAGAATCATGATAGGGCTTCAGTTTGAAAAACGCAACAGGCCACGTGATATGTATGGTTTTAAAGATCCCTTCCTTAAAGTTGATTTGAATGGAGGAAACAAACCTGCGTAATCGCACTCTAGGGAAGGGAATTATTCTTTTGGATTATCAACCTTGCCATACAACGTTAATTT